TCTGAATTAACTGCATTCGATTTCTCCTCAGTAACACTAGGTGATTCATTAGATGTCCAAATGGTCATGTCAACTACTGATTCTTCTGTAACACCAACTGTTGATCAAATTACAGTTGATATGGCAACACAAGGTGTATGGGCGCAAGCAAGTGTTGATCCTGATAAGTTCATGGTAATCGAAAGTGAAACTAACAAAGTGAGTGTTACCAATAACACTGACTCTGAAAAGACGCTGAAGATTAACGTAGGGATTTAGTAAACCCACTCTCCTTGTACTCTTAAATGCAGGGAGAGTATTAATAATTTAATGATAAATAAACATATTATAAGTTTATCAATCAATACTAGGAGTATATGTATACATGGCTAATATAGTATATCGAGCCGCTTTTATAGGAACAGCAACAATCGGTAGTATGGTTGCCCAATCCGCAAATTTTGATGCTATTATGCAGGATGGTGTAATATCTTATGTTCATCCAGTATCAGATAATACATTATATGCTGGTGCTGATATTTCTGCTGGTGGTGCAAAAACATCACTAAGAACAAGTTTAATTTCATTAGATGTTTGTAATCTACTAGCAACTGCTTCTACTGATATTAATGGAGTGACATTATTTAATGTTGATGCTACTGTAGCATCAATAGCTACAACGATTATCAATGGTAATGTTGAAGTGAGTTGTAACACTCAACTCACTTCAAATTCAATATTAAATCTATCTGCTAGCACTAGTCCAATTATCGCTAACGCGATATCTGTATCAGCATCTAGCGTTACTGGTGATGGTGCTGCATTAGTATTATCTATCAGTGATTTGGTTGATTGTGAGGGTTATATTACTCATCCAATTACCAGTGATTATACAGGATCAGCTCAATTTAACGGTTATTCTAGTAATAAATTAGAAGGTTCTTCTGATGTAGATGTATCTAGTGCGCTAACGGTATCTGCGACTGGTATAACTGCAGATGGTGCCGCATTAGCATTATCAGATGTAACTGATGTTATTGGTTCTTGCTACAACACTCTTTTAGGGGTTGCTCCTGTTACAACAAGCTTAGATATTGATAATACAGTAAAACACAGTATCAGCGCTTATTCTGATGTAAATGTAAGTGGATTATCACTTTCTATATCAAGCATCACATCAGATGGTGCAGCTTTAGTGCTTTCTAATGTGACAGCAGTTCAAGCTAATCCAGGATCTGTAATAAATGCTGAGTCTGAAATAATAGCTAAAGCTATCGTTGATGTATCCACTAATCCAGTTAATCGTGATGTATATGCTAATGTAACATCAAACTCAAATTCTAATATCACAGTAGTGGGTATTATTGGTGACGGAGTCGGTGTATTCGTAACAGAATCAACTGACATTGAAGCAGTATCATATAATGATTCAGAAGGATCTGCTGATATAGATATACCTTCTACTATAAATAGTTCAGATGTAATCCCTTCCACTGAGATATTCTGTGAGGTTACTGTAAACGCTTCTGGTGTACACTTAACAGCGCCTAGCATCGTTGGATTTGGTGGATCATCTCTTATCACGAGTGGTGATGTTGAGTGTATAAGTCAAAATGAAATAAATGGTATTGTTGATATTAATACCACTAGCAATCTAGCAGGCACTTCATCTAGCATAATTCTAGCAACTGTAGAACCTATATCCGGCACTTCAATTATAGAATCTGTAACTGGTGTAACAAATAACGGTGCTGGAGTGTTTATATCAGATGTTACCGATATTAATATTAATGTTAATGTTATTAATAACTCAATCGCTGATGATGGTAGAATCATTTCATGCTTAGTTGAAAGTGATATTACAATCGTTCAAAATTGTAGTGGTGATATCAATGCTTCTGGTGTTATATTATCTGCATCTGGTGTATTAGGTGATGGCGCTGCTATAATTTTATCCAATACAACAAACACTGAAGCAGAATCATATTCCGCTATAACGTGTTATGTTGCAGTTGATGCTACTAGTATATATGTAGATCAAGAATTAATATCACAATTGAGTTTAGATGGTGTCGCTGAGATAACAGGATTAGATACAATTATATCTGTACCAGCTATAATTGGTTTTGCTGCTGGTGTATTTGTAAATGATGTTACAACCCTCGAAGTGAGTCCTACTGTTACAAACAATGCATCATCAACAGTGAATGCATCAGGTATAATGGATTCAGTATCAAGTATTACAGGTCCTGGTGCTGGTGTATTTGTGAGTGATGTTACAAATCTCAGTGTAATAAGTGCAATTGAATCTGATATCGGAACTATTGATATAATGATATCAGAGGAAGGTGATTTCATCACTGGGGAGGATGGAGATCAGTTAGTTCCGATTGATCCTGATACAGATATGAATATATCCTCATTCGCGTGGAATGATGCGGATGGTGATGTTGATGATATTATAGTTTCAGCAGCATCTGTATCTTCAGCAGCGATTTCTGGTGATGGTAGTGCGATAGTAATTACTGTTGGTGATGTTATTAACAGCACTGCTACTAATGAGATTGATGCATCAAGCGCTATAATATGTGACTCAGCAGAAGTGTTTACAGAGGCGATGATCATTATCAATGGTGGCTCTGTAGAAGTAACTTCAAATGGTGGTGCATTATCAGTAGCAGCAATTATCGGTAATGGTGCTGGAGTGTTCCTATCTGATACTGCTGAAGTTAGTGCGATGACAGGAATAACTAATTACGCTAATATTGCTATTGAAACAGAAGCGTTATCTGACGCTTCTGCTAACACAATCATCCAGGGATTCGGTGTTGTGACGGTAACTGGCGCTAATAATACAGTCGCTAATACAATATCTGAAGCAGCAGCAGTTACATTATCTGATGTAACGAATATAACTGCAATTGCTAATACTAACGCTCCAGTTATAAGTGATATCAAAGGATCATCAGTTGTAGCAGATTCTGAAGCGATTATTGTAGTTAATGGCGCAGGAGAAATTGATGGTTCTGGTTTAATTATAACAACATCAGCAATTTCCAATAATGGTGCTGCAATGGTTATGACAGATCTCGCTTCTATTGAGGGAGGAGCATTCGTCACATTCTATATGGGAGCAAATACTCCGATTGATGCTAATGTAGTAATCGAGACTTGGCCAACAGTCGAGGCTAATTGGAATGCTCTTGTTGATGTTGTTGGAGTTGATGGTACTGTTGAAACTGTTGGTGTTGGTGTGATAATCTCTGATGTAGTTAATGTTGATGCTGAAGCTAGTGTAGAATATTCCTAGGAGAATACTGATATCTTTGTAACAGAGGATGATGCTATTGTGTTAACCGAGTCTACAACTTAATAGTGTAACATTGTAAGGATTTAACCTATATATTATGAAGTCTGTTGATGATAAATTAAATGATGTGTTTGGATTAGAGGGTACTGATATGGTACCCTCTAGTCGTCACACTAGAGGTGTGCCTGCTAAGATAGAGGTTAACTCTAATCCAGATGATCGTAAACCAGATTCAGATGATGATTATACATTAGTTAGAGAGACTTTACATAACACCATCAATAGAGCTAACGACAGCTTAGAGGGTGCTATCGAGGTTGCTAAAGAGACTGGTAAGGCTAGGGAATATGAAGTCGTTGGTCAATTAATCAAAACTATCTCTGATGTCGCTGGAGATCTTATATCACTTCAAGAGAAGATGAATAAGATACAAGACGAGAAACCCAACACTGTTAATAATAATCTCAATGTCACTTTAACTACAACAGAATTGAATAAGATGTTAAAGAATGATAACTGAGAATCTTATCTCAGACACTATATTATGAGGATATTATGATAAGTAGTTATAACGGTAACGTTAATCTAAAAAAGATAGGTGAGAAAATAGAGTGGACTAAGGATATGGTGGATGAATATAGAAAATGTTCATCTGATCCTATACACTTCATTAAAGAACACTGCAAAATCATACACGTGGATTTAGGTCTAATCCCATTCAACTTATACGATTATCAAATTAATATGATTGGAGATATGTATGATAACCGTAATAATATTATACTCTCTACGCGCCAAAGTGGGAAATGTCATGGGATAAATACTACTGTAACAGTCAGAAATAAAAAGACTGGTGAAATAGAAACTATTACAGTAGGAGAATTATACGATGAAGCAGAAAGAGAGTTACGTACGGAGAGTGAAACCTAAAGAACATACTTGTGAGTTGTGTGGTATGCACATGAAGATACAAACGTACAGTCTACACTTCAAAAATAAACATGATATCTCATCTGAAGAGTATTTTAATACTCATCCACAACATCTTACTGAAACGTTTATTCCGAAAAATTACATAACAGTGATGGGTGTTGTAGTGTTAAAGGGTACCATTAAGAGTGTGCATACAAAGGTACCTTTCAGGAACATTACTCATTTAAAGCGATGGTTATTAGTACGTGCAATGAGTTTTCAGAGCGTTGTTGCATCATCATTTTTAGAAGATTCGTTTTACGATGGATACACTAATAGGGAGTGGTTGGATAAGTTAGGGGTTGTTTTGTCTTCTAAATTAAACCGACACTCTTATGATTATGCTGTTTTACGGTGGGACAAAGAAACCGCAGATGAGAAGTGGTTAATTAAAAGTGAATCGATGAAAGGTGATGCGAATCCAGCATATCAACACGGTGGTAGGTTATCTCCATTTTCTGATAAATTTTTCAAGTATATGAATAATGAGGTTAATTATACTGTAGAGGATGTGAGACGTAAGAAAATGAAAAGTGTTGTTGATAATCCTCAGAATCAACGTACACGTATTGAGTATTATTTAGATCAAGGAATGTCACAAGAGGAAGCAGTGAATGCATTAAGTAACCATCAAAGAACGTTTTCATTTGATAAGTGTATAGAGAAATACGGGTACATTGAAGGATACAATATATGGAAAGAACGTCAAGATAAATGGCAAAATACTTTAAACAGTAAATCTCAGCAAGAAATAGATCAGATTAATATGGTGAAGGGGACAGAGCGTGTTAATCAATTATTTCAATATAATCCAGAAATTAAAAATATCCCAGCAACAAAGAGAGGCACAGATTAAGGTATGTCATTTTCTAGTGTATAAAGAAGAGCAGCGCATCTTAAAGGAATATTCATTGAATAGAATAATAAATCAACATGGATTTAAAACAATAGAGGCATTTAATGTTATCGAATAATGTAAATCGAAAGTTTATATCTAGTTTAGATATTTCAGATTATGAAATATTAACAGAGGATGGGTATAAAGACGTTTCTCAAATCCATAAAACGATTGAGTATGAGAAATGGGTAATTGAACTTGAGAATGGATTCAAGCTTGATTGTGCTGATACACATATATTGATAGATGAGAATTATAATGAAGTGTTTGCAAGAGATTCTCTTGGAGTTATGTTAAGAACTCAATCCGGTTTATCTAAAGTAGTTTCTGTAATCAATACTAATGATATGGAGCATATGTACGATATAACAGTTGAATCAGAGGATCATACTTATTACACAAATTCAATTTTAAGTCACAATACATCAAGTGTAGTTGGATTTCTTTTACATTACATCTTGTTTAATGAAGATAAAACTGTGGGTGTATTAGCACATAAGATAGCTGGAGCAAGAGAGGTTTTAGATAGATTGCAATTAGCATATGAGCACATACCTAAATATCTCCAACAAGGTATCAAGGAATGGAATAAAGGTAATATATCACTTGAAAATAATAGTAAGATTTTAACAAGTGCTAGTAACGGAGCAGGAGTCAGAGGAAAATCATTATCAGTTCTATTCGTAGATGAGACAGCCTTTGTCCCGAACAATCAATGGGAAGATTTCTGGACAGGTACATATCCAGTAATCTCAAGTGGTACAGAGACTAAAGTTATTTTAGTCTCTACTCCAAATGGACTCAATCACTTCTATAAACTTTGGGTTGATGCTAAGGAAAATACATCATCATTCAATCCAATTGAAGTTAATTGGTGGGATGTTCCAGGACGAGATGAAAAATGGAAAGAGGATATGATCGGGGATATAGGTCAGCATCGATTTAATCAGGAGTTTGGTAATTCATTCTTAGGTTCCTCTAACACTTTAATAAGTTTAGATACTTTGCAACGATTAGTGTATAAACAACCTATCCAAGAAAAGGATGGACTGAGAATATTTAAACAACCTGAAGATGGTCAATTATACTTCATGACAGTTGATGTTGGGTATGGAAGAGGACAAGATGCATCAACATTCTCTATATTCAACATTACACAATTCCCATATGAGCAAGTTGCTACATACAAATCCAATGATATTTCTCCTATGTTATATCCTAACATTATTTACAATACTGCTATTAACTATAATAATGCATTCGTTTTAGTTGAAAATAATGATATAGGAAAAACCGTCTTAGGAGTGTTAAACTACGAACTTGAATATGAAGAATTAATCACTTTGAATGAGAATGGTAAACAGAATCCTGATATTGGTTGTAGAATGACTAAACAAGTTAAAAGTGTAGGATGCTCTAATCTCAAGGATATAATAGAGGCTGATAAGTTGATATTAGTTGATGATAATACTATACAAGAAATTAGTACATTCATCGGAAAAGGTAACTCATACGCAGCAGATCAAGGTAAGCACGACGACTCGGTGATGAATCTAGTATTATTTGCTTACACCCTTAAAACAAATATGTTTGAGGATTTAACAGATCAAAATTTCCGACAAAACATGTACGAAAATAGAATTAAAGAGATGGAAGAAGATATGATGGGATTCTTCTCGAGTGATCTTGAAGGAGAGGAAGATGATGTTGCTTGGTTGCAGTAAATACATTCTGAGTAATATATCATATATCTATATCACAGATTAGATCAATATTCAAATCAATGAAGATGGATGGAACAATAACTAAGAAATCATTTAATAGAAATAAATACCTTAAAACCAATTTCACGAGTAATGTGATAGGACAGAGATATAACAAGTTATACACTGAAGTAGGCTTCTATTTTCTCCCTAAATAACAATTACCTATTTTGAGAATGATAAATAATCAGTACAGTAATTTTTAATGAATAACACGGAGTATATTATAATGGGTTTTCAATTGTCGGCAGGAGTAGATGTAAAAGAAACGGATCTATCAACAACTATACCAGGGAGTGCTACATCACTTGGAGCAATGGTAGGAGTTTTCGGAAAAGGTCCTGCATATGATCGCACGATCATCACAACAGAAAATGAATTAGTTAAAGTGTTTGGGAAGCCAACAGACTATAATGCATCATCCTTCTTCACAGCAGCTAATTTCCTTCAATATGGTAACAATCTAACTATTGTTAGAGTATTAGCTACTGATGCAAGAAATGCGTCATCAGGAGCAGTTCACCCTCAACCAATTAGTAATGTTGATGATTATGAGAATTTGAAATCATCAATACCTGAAGGCTTTTATGCTAAATCGGTTGGTATTGATGGAAATAATATATCTGTATCATACGCTAATGCTGCTGAATTTATTGGTTGGGCACACGAGGATTTATTTGATAGTGCTCCAAATGCAGCAACTACCCAAGAAGTTAATCTTGTAGTTTTATACGATAGTGTCCCAGTTGAAACGTATACAGTAAGTCTTTTATCTAACGGAAAGGATTCTGAAGGTAATAATATCTTCATAGATGATGTTCTAATGAATCGCTCTGGTTATGTATACTCTATCGTTGGAGATGGAGATATTATTACTTATAGTGATCCTGATGCAGATTCTACTGATACATTAGCAGATTTCACATTAGCAGGAGGAACTGATGGACTAGGTCGTCCAACTACAGCATCCTGGATGTTGGGATGGGATGAATTCTCAGATCCTGAACAAGTAGATGTTAACCTTCTTCTTGCTGGTGCCGCTGCATCTGAGGATGTTGGATTAGCTTCAGATGTACAACGATATGTTGTACAATCAGTAGCAGAAGCTAGAAAAGATTGTGTTGCGTTTGTGTCCCCTCCAAAAACGATAGTCGTTGGACGTACAGCATCTGATGCGGTATCAGATCTACAGAACTGGCGCACAGGTCAAGGTAGTTATACATCAAACAACTTTAATGTGAATAGCTCATATGGTATGCTTGATGGTAACTTTAAATATATGTATGACAAGTACAATGATAAGTATCGTTGGGTACCATTAGCTGGTGATATTGCAGGTCTCTGTGTTGTTACAGATAACCAACGGGACCCTTGGTGGTCACCAGGTGGTCTTACACGTGGACGCATTAAAGGTGTTGTGAAATTAGCATTCACTGCTAATAAAGGACACAGAGATCAATTATATAAATCTCCTTACGGAATTAACCCAATAGTAAGTATGCCAGGAAAGGGTACAGTGCTTTGGGGTGATAAAACAACTCTAACCAAACCATCTGCTTTTGATAGAATTAATGTACGTAGATTGTTTATAGTACTTGAGAAATCTATTGCAGCTGCTTCCCAATATACTCTATTTGAGTTTAACGATGAATACACAAGAAACCTATTTAAAGGTATGGTTGAACCATTCATGAATGATGTGAAAGGTCGAAGAGGAGTATATGACTTCAAAGTTATTTGTGATGAGTCTAATAATACTGGAGAAGTTATAGATAGAAATGAATTTGTGGCGGATATTTTTATTAAACCCACAAAATCTATAAACTACATATCATTAAATTTTGTTGCTACTAAGTCTGGGGTTGAATTTTCTGAGTTATTCGGACAAGTTTAGTTAATGATAACTACGAAATATCTTG